CCTGTACCGGGCAGATATAGGTGAGCAACTGCACCGCCTGAGGCCGCACGCTAAACAATCCACTCTGCACCAGCTGCTGAAATACAGGCCACTGCGTGTTCCCATAGAATCCCAGGATCATGGACATCTGCTGCGTGTCCTGAATAATCACCTGGATGTTGTCGCCCGCAAACAGCGTGTTCCAAATCTCATACAGCGCCGGAATGGTGCCATCCCAGTTATTGATTGCGACCTTCGCCTTGAGCACTAACCGATAGAGATCATCGGGAAGCGAGACAAGAGAGGTCTGCGTGTTGCTCGGGTCTTTCCATACTCCCGACTCCCATCCGAGGTTGTTATAAGTCGACCCGGTGACCTGCCACGTCATGAACACGCCGGTAAGCGCCACGGTCAGCACCCGGCTCTGACCAATAATCACACCCAGCGTATCGAGCTGCACGCCGACTGCATTATCAAGATCGAAGTCATCGACCAGCCCATCGGCACAGGTCGAAACATCGTCAAGCTTCTGCAGTGCGGCCGTGAGAAATGCAATGAGCTTCGCGCTGTTCTGGTACTCCGAGGTGATGAGCGACACATAGTAGCTGATCGGAGGCGTGCTCATACGGAATTCACCGTGCAGTTGGCTGTCACTCCCTGGGCCACCGCATTGAATGCGATCGCTATATCAGCCGTCGTCGAAGGCAACGCCGTCGTCCCGAGATAGAGCCCTTTGATGCTGAAGATCGGACTCGAAAGATTCGGCGTTACCGCCATCGCGGCCGCGTACAGGGCGCTCTGGGTTACCTCTTCTCCAATCTGCAAGCCGTTCAGATAGTTCGTGATTGCCGACTGGATCGATGTGAGCGTGGCTGCGGTCGATCCGCTCAGAAGATGAACGTTCAGGACCGTATAGATTGCGACGTAGGTCGGACGATAGAAACCCACCACGCAAGGAATCCCAGAGTTTGGATCGATGATCGTCTGCTGATCGGTTCCATTCATCAACGGGCCAATCCCGCGGTTATTGTAGATCGCCGTAGCCACGGCAAGGTCCGTCCCTCCCTCGACTACGCAGGTAACCGACTTTGGCGGGTTGCCGTTCGAATCTACGACGCTCGTGTAATTCTCGTAAGCCTGATTGCGCGTCACTCCCGACACATTGGCAATTGCCTCCACCGTCTTTGCCAGCATGGTCTGCGAAGGTGTCATTGTAGAAATCGCTTGCAAAGCCCGTAATTGCCCATCCATCTGATAGGCCGTACCGGGCACAGACGTTCCGATGGTCACTCCGGTCCATCCTGCCTGTGGAATTACCGGGGTGCCTGCGCCGGTAACGGCGGTAATCGGTCCCAGCGCCATGCAAGTCGCGGTCACCGTGATCGAACCCACAGCGGGCGAGCCGCTCGCGATGGTGACCGAGGCTGGCAACGCCCACTGGTTGCCGCTCGCATCGGTGAACGTACCATTGGTCACTACCGCATTGAGGCTGCCAGCGAGTGTAGCCTGACAGGTCGAATAGCTGGCTGCCAGGCGCGCGATTCCGTTGAGCTTGACCACCGAATCAAGAGCCGCTCCCACCGCCGTCACCGGCGAGCGGGAATTGTATGCAAGCTGCAGCCCTCCGAGCGTATCCGCCTGCTTGAGCGCTCGCGCGGACAGGTACTGATACCAAGGCGAATCGATGCCGAGATAGTAGGTGGTTCCCCAGATGGATTGGAAGATCGCAATGTCGTCAGCGAGGATTTGTGCATAGGTCGGCAAGTGAAGTCCGGCACTATCAATGAAAGGGGCAAAATACCCTGATGAACTCATGCTGTTACCCCTCGTTTTTCAATATGTAGAAGGTTATAATCCACATATTGAAAGGATAAGAAATGACGGTTTCTTACTATTGTGCACCAAACCAATTCGGGGGAATTTCCGAGTACGCACTGTTCAACGGCAGAACCTACTACCATTTCAAAAACGGCTACTATAAGCGAACGAATCGCCCATACACGCTTCTCCACCATGACATTTGGAAGCATGACGGAAGATCTATTCCGCCAGGATACGAACTCCACCATAGAGACCACAACAAAAAGAACAACACGATAGAGAATTACAAGTTGCTCACCAAGGCAGGCCATGCGGCGCTTCACCAAGCAGAGAACTCGCCGAAGGAAGTTGTGTGTGATGGATGTGGAAACACCTTTCAAACCGTCGCCATGCACAATAAGACCAGATTTTGCAGCATCTGCATTGTGTCTCACGAAAAGCAGAGAAAGGCTGCGTGGTCCCACGAACACAGAGACCGCCTCAACGATAAAAGCCTCACCTATTACCATGAGAACCAGGAAGATCGCACCTGCGTTATGTGCGGGGCAACTTTCACGACCTATAAATATGGCCCGCAGAAGACATGTGGGAAAAAGTGCGCTAGTAACTATGGGCGTACTGTTCACCCACGAACGCCAAAGCTTTGCACTGTATCCGATTGCGCCCGGTCGTATTACGCAAAGGGGTACTGCGCATCCCATTATAAAAAGTTTCTCAAGCAGCCATAGGCCACTGCTCATGCTGACAAGGCTCCTGACGGTGGCGTCGGATAGGTGACCGGAATCGTCCCGAATGCAGTTACCGCGCCACAAGAGAAAGCGAATTGGCGGGTATTGCCGTTATACGTCCAATTCACGTCGATCAAAGACGTAACGTATGGCGTTCCCGCGATGCACTGCTCAATCACCAATGCGGCGGCTTGCGGATTGCTTCCGGCATTGAGGATGGTCTGCCACAGGGCTAGTCCCTGATTCGTCGCTTCCCACCACTCCGACATCAGCAGTTGCAGCCGCTGCTTAATGATCTGCGCGACCGCATCATAGTCCGAGAGTACGACGGCGGGATTCAGGTCCCAGTTGCTATCGAGTGCGAAGATCGTAATCTGTGCCATGCGCTACCCCGTTGGAGTTCCGCTCTGAGCCGAGCCACTCTGGACTCCGCCATGCTTGTGTGCGCTTACCGTGTGGCCACCGTTGAAGGTTCCTTCGCCGCTAGCTGTCACCGCTCCCGGGGTTGTGACATTGCCATTGGAATCAATGTGCACCCCGTTGATGTTGCATCCGCTCGGCGCCACAACATTGACGACATGGCCGCCGGTGACTTCCACGTAGGCATCGCCATCCTCGGTACGGAGTTGAGCTGTCGTTTGCGAGTAGTTCTCGATCGGACGGTCCCAGCTCGACAATCCGAAGATTGCAACGCCATCCCGAATATCATGCCTGCGACGCTGCGGTTGGTTTTGCACGCCTCCGCTCTGCCACCAACCATGCCAGTCGTTGTCGCCAAAGAGCACGATGCATTCATCGCCTTGCGCCACTGGCATTGTCAACAGAAAACCTCCGGAGCGCGTAACGAAGAACGGGACTGTAATCAGCGGAAGCGCGGTTGGAGTCGGCACTAGGTTGACGTTAATGTTTTCCTTCACGCCTAACTGCACGGTCACGGTTGGCTGTGGAAGCGAGTCCCAGTTCACACTCTGCACCGTGCCTGGACTCCATACCCGCAGTTCGCACAATGCCTGCCATAGATGTTGCTTCCACTGCTCGCCTTCGAGAGCGAGCCGCGCCGGAAGCCCGATGAAACTTGACGGTGTGCTCATAACGCTCCCTTAGCTCTGGCTGTTGTCTGCATTTTGTGTGGTGTCTGCGTTCATGGTTGCGATGGCGTTGCCGGAAACGAATCCGGTAACTTCCGTCCACCAGTCGTTCCCGCGTGTGTCTCCGACGTGCCGAACCCTTCCCACTTTGTAAGTCCCATCTTTATCGAGCAGCGTAGGAAGCTGGCCGATGTTGCGCAGCATTGTGCGAATTGAGGTGTTATCCAGCTTCACGCTAAGCGCTGGAAAGGTCACTTTCATGCGCGGGTCAAGCGCCACGCGGAAAGCAATCCCTCCCTGCGTCACGATGGGAGACCCTACTGTTCCTGGAGTGCCGGAGTTACTCACCGAGGGCCCGGCAATCTGCTGCGGAGTTCCGAGCAGTCCCGTCGACGGTGTGTAGGTGATGATGTCGTTCACTGATGGTGTGGTGAGGATGTTGCCCATGTAAAGGCCATCAAATCCCAGCCACCACTGCATGTTATTGTTTTCGGCGATGTTATTCAGTAAGTTGCGCGGAGTTCCAAACAGCGGCTCGGGAAGAATCGAAGTTGTCGGTTTGAAGCTGCTCGGCTCTGCCATTTGGCTTATCGGAATCGGGTACCCGCAGCGCGCCGCGATCTGGCGCACAATCTGGTCTTGCGCGGTAAATGCATTCACCGTCCCTATGGCAATTTGCCTTGTCAGTTCGTTGGCACCAATCAAGCAGTGCAGTGTCGTCTTAAAATCGGTGACATTCTCCCGCTCCCACTGCGGCTGGAATACTGGACCGCTCCATATCAGTCCATAAGAGCCGTTCTTGAATCCCGCTGAAATCTCTACCTTCGTTCCCTGTAAAATCTCCTGCGTTGTCGTTGCATTGCAGTTGTAGATCGAAAGAGTGCAGAACCACAGCTTCTGATACGCTGTCTGCTCCACCTCGAAGACACAGCGCAGAGCAACGTCATACTGATCGGAGGCGATCTGAATGGTCTGATTCGGCGTGTAGATTTTGATGTTGTAGGCGATTCCAAAGAGAGGACTTCCCTGCGTGCTCATCGGTGATCCCTCAATAGGCTGGCGTGTCGTCCCAGAGCATGATGAAGTCAGTACCTAGATTTGTGTTGTCTGGATGGTCGCTCGTGCTGTTGGTCGCGTTGATGATGTAGGCGCTTCCAATTTTCAGATATGCCTGCTGGGCCAGTAGATTCGCAGCTGGGTACCCTCCGCACAAGAGCGGGATGGAGGCAACCAGAGGGTTGTTCCGGCTATCGGCAATCGACATCACCCAATACCCGGCAATCTCGTTATAGTTCAGCGCCAGGTTAAGCGTGATGTTTGCGCCGTCTACCATCAGAGTCGCGGCGAAGGACTGATTCGGATCGCATGTTAGAGGGACGATTTGCATTAGAATGCGCTCCCGCTTCCGCCACCTAATGCGGTACTGGACCAGTTGCCTGCCCCGGGCGGCGGAGTCGCTGATGCCGAACTCGATGAAAAGTTCGTTACCTGATGCGATGGAACCAGCTGCGGCGGCACCGTATCCGTGTTGACGCTTCCCTGTGGAGTACTTCCGGTCTGCTGGGGACGTGAACTGGTATTGACCGCCGCGACCTGAGCCATCAGAATCTGCTCAAAGGTGATCACCGCCCTCAGCGCAAATGCTGTCTTCGCCTCGTCCCTAGCCCGGATATTGATGATCGCCATATTCGGATACGACTGAAGCCGAGTCGCCAGCGTAATCGGCACTCCCAAGTTCTTCAGCGCTTCCCATTGCTGCCAGGCAGAAACGGATTTACTCGCCGCCGCCGAGTACATGCCATTCACCATCTGCGCCATCGCATCCGACATCATGACTTCCAGCACCACGCGCGGCGCGTTGCGGTAGATGTTCAGAGCGATAGGAGCGCCGTCCTGCACCGGTTGCCGCGTAAGGGTAGAAGAGTGGTCGTGATCGGCGCTCAGAACGCCATCAAAGAAATAGGTATTTGTTTTCGCCGGTGTGAACTGTGTGTTAGTGCTCGATGGAGAAGCAGTCCCCGGGATGGACGAAGAGACGACTGAACCGGTAGCGGGAACGGTAAAGGTCATCGAATAAAGCTGAGGCTTTGCCCACTGCCGGGGATAGAACGGACCGGTCTGGGCCGTAGTCTTCCGCTGCGCTTGCGTATAAATGCGCGCGGCTTCGACGCCCAGCCCAATACCTCCTTCGATGTTGACGATGTTGCTCATGCGTAACTCCTAGGCGTAGCTGCCACTGAGTTCGACAATGTTGCGCTGAGTGCTCTGCTTTAGCATCTCGCGTTGTTTGGCAACAGTCTTGTTGGCAATGTCTTCGGCGCTCGCGTTTGGCTGAGTGACGTAGATATTCGTGTCGCCAAAACTCACCGAGCTATTGCCGCTGGTCGGCTGATAACTGTCGTAGTGATGCCGCCGATTGTTCAAGATGTCGGCTGCGTAAGATGGTCCCTCTCCGTAGGCCGCCAAAGCGTTCGCATAATTTCCGCTTTGGTTCAGCAGCTTTGCAAGATAGGAGGCGCTCCCCTCAAGATTCTGATACGGGTCGAAGACATTTCCGACGTGCATGTCCGCTGCCGTTCCCCTAAGGAGCTGTCCAAGACCGCTCGCCGTCGAGTGTGGATTCTTGGCAAGCGGATTCCACGAGGACTCTTTCTCGATCATCCCCATAAACACAGCTGGATCAAGTCCGTGGCGCGTAGCTGCTTCATACGCCATCGCCTTTGCCTGATTCGGAGTCACACCGTTGGAGGACCAGCCATCGGACATGACCGAAGCAATTCCGCCGATGAGTCCGGTAGTCACGCCGCCAATCACCGTGCCAGGACCTGGTGCAATAGCCGATCCTGCGATGATCCCGGGGACCATACCACCCGCGAATCCAAAGACGAACTTCGCAAGGTCAGCGTGGCGCGTGAACCAATCCGCAATTGCCGCCAGTTCATCGAACACATGCCGGATACTCCCAGACAGATGCATCGCTGCCCTGCCAAGAGTGTTCAGGGTGACAACTCCAGTCTTCAGCGCGTCATCGTTATACCAGGCTCCCACTAGAGCTAGGAATCCCGATGTCAGGTCTTGCAGAATGTGCCACAGGTCGCGACCGACCGCTGCGCCATCACGCAACACTGGGACGAGGTATTTCGCTACCATCTCCGACCAGCGAGGAAGGTTCGCGATGATCCAGTTATTCAGCCCCTTCAGCTTGTCGAGCAGATTGTCTCCGCCAAATGCTCGCATCACAGCCGAGCTGATGCCCATCATGGCGTACTGTCCTTCGACCTGTAAGCGAGAGAATTCGAAGCGAACGTCCTGCATCTCCCGAATCTGCTTCTGATAATCCGGACCCAACCCCTTCTGCATCGCTCCCTGATCCCGGAGCAGTTCGCCGTAGTATTTGCCGAGCTGCGGGTTCCAGGCGATCTCGTCCAGAGAGTGTCCCAGCGCCTGCGTAGCGATCGACATCGACTTCGCAGCATCGGCGCTCATGTACATCTTCATGCCGAGCAACTGGTACCCCATCTCCGACTGGGCCACCTTGTCCATCATGGCCACCGTGGCTGTGCCCACGGAGGAGTAGGCGGCGACGACAGCAGCACCCGCGCCGACAAACGCTTTCGTCATACCTGCGGCTGCACGTTGCGCCATGTTCTCGGAATCGCGGAGCATCGCGTTGAAGCGTGCCAGTCCCGGCGAGTCGCAGGCAAAGCCCAGTGAAACGAGATAGCTCTTCAGAGTTGTCGGATCCATTTAT